ATCCTTATTTATGGTCATGGTTGGGTTAAAGTCGGTTGGAAATTTGTAGAGCAAGAACAAAGCGTTACTGAAAATGAACGTGAAATACTGTTAGATCAAGCTTTTTCTGAAGCTGATTTATTTGCTCAAGAAGCGCCTTTGATGGCTGGTGACATCGCTTCAGATCAAGATATTGTTTCTAATATCCCTGAAACAGTTATGCGAATTGTTGAGGATCAACCATTTGTTGAGCGTGTAAGCCCATTTGATGTGTACGTGGATCCTGAAGCTACTTGTATCGAAGATGCTAAATGGATAGCTCAAAAAATTGTTAGGCCGTTATCTGTAGCGCAAAAAGACAAGCGGTATAAACCTTCTGCACGTAAACGTTTAAGTGCTTCTGCTAGGTACAATTTATACGATTCAAGTAGTTACTCAGAAGAAAAAGGTGAATACGTTGATGAACGTGTTATCGTCTGGGAATTTTACAACATGATGGATAATACCATCGCAGTATATGCTGACAGCGCTAACGAATTTCTTATAGATCCGTTAGCTATGCCGTATGCGTATGGGCAACCGTTTGTTATGTTACGAAACTATGACGTTCCAGATCACTTTTACCCTATAGGCGATTTAGAAGCTATTGAGCCCTTGCAACTGGAGTTAGACAAGACGAGAAGCCAGTTGATGAACGATAGGAAGCGTTATGCGAGAAAATACCTTTACCACGAACGTTCCTTTGGGCCTGAAGGCCGTGAGGCGTTGGAATCAGATGAAGATGGTCGCCTTGTACCTGTTGTGGACGAGAATAAACCGCTTTCTGAAATAGTCATGCCGATGCCGCAGGTTCCGTTATCACCTGAAATATACAACTACTCAAACATAATCGAAGAAGATATTAATACGGTTTCTGGCATATCTGAATATGCACGTGGCGCTATGCCTGAGATACGGCGTACAGCTACAGAAGCTTCTATTGTCGCTGATGCACAAAACGCTAGATCTGCTGACAAGCTAGCTATCGTCGAACTGTCTATCTCTAAAGTAGCTAGACGAGTTATCCAATTAATGCAGCAATTCATGACTGGAGAACATGTCGCAAGGCTTAATGTTAAGGGTGGAGAAACGATGTGGATTCCATATTCTCGGCAAGAAATTGTAGGGGAATATGATTACAGCGTCCAAGCTGGTTCAACACAACCTATGAACGAAACAATTAGAAAGCAACAAGCTATTTCTTTAATGAACGCTGTTGCTCCTTTAATAGGAAGTGTCATAGACCCTACGGCTATAGCGTTGCACGTTTTAGAAGCTGGATTTGGCATTAAGGATCCAGAGAAGTTTTTAGCGCAACAGGCTCCACCGCCTCCTCCTGAGATGGCAGCGGAACAAGGACAAATGCCTACTACTGGTGGGCCGCCTCCTGGAATGGGCAATGCTCTACCGCCTCCTTCGCCTGAAGCAGGGGCTTTTGCGCCTACTGGAGGTGTCCCTCCAGAGTTGCTGGCACAGTTACAAGCACAAATGGGTATGGAATTGCCTTCCCTTTAATGGGACACTGTGCTTAACTTATAGGAACACCTTATTTATTAAGACTCCAAGGAGGGCATTGTGCCTGAAGAAACAGAAGCCATAGAATCCACTGAAGCAGCGGACAACCTAGAAACTTCAACAGAAGTACCAGAGGAACCTGGATATGTCGTCAAAATTGACGGCGAGGAACAACAGGTCAGTCTCGAAGAACTTCAAAACGGTTATCAACGGCAAGCGGATTACACTCGTAAGACGCAGGAGATAGCTGCTGAACGTGAGCGTTTGCTCCAAGCGGAAGCGATTGTGTCTGCGCTGGAAAAAGATCCAGCAGGGACATTGGATACTTTAGCTCGTTCATTTAATGTTAATCCTTCAGCTAATACTCAAAATGATAATCTTGAGTATGAGCAGGATCCGACAGAACGTAAACTAGTTGAATTAGAAAACAAAATCGCTGCACAGGAGCAAGTGCAAAGGGTTCAAAAAATAGAGCGTGAAGTTAACACTTTGCAAGAAAAATATGGAGAGTTTGACAGACAAGAACTGCTAAATCATGCGTTAAAGAACGGTATACCCAACCTTGAGGCTGCGTATACTCATATGAGATTTAACGAGGTTAAGACCACAGCGGATAAACTTTCGCAGGAACAGGAAATAACCAACAAAAAACGTGAAGCAGCGGTAGTCACTCCTGGTGGTTCCACACAAACTGGAACTGCTCCTGAACCAACTCCTGAGGTTTCAAGTCTTAGAGAAGCTTTCGCTTTAGCCAAAAAACAGTTAAACAATTAACCTCTAAGGAGACAAGAATATGGCTGCTGGAAACAGTAACTTTGACGAGATTCTTACTACTACCTTAAAAAACTATGTACCAAAATTAACTGACAACATTTTCACAGCTAGGCCTCTGTTCTATGCTTTGACAAATGGTCAAACAATTCGGCGCATTTCAGGTGGTGCTAAGATAGTCGTTCCTGTAATTTATGGAACAAACTCTACCGCTGGTTCTTACTCTGGTTCAGATACTATATCTACGACTGCTCAAACAGGCATTACTGCCGCTGAGTACGACTGGAAACAGTACGCTGCCACAGTAACAATCTCTGGTATTGAAGAAGCCAAAAACAACGGTGAAGCACAAATCATCGACCTGCTGGAAGGTAAAATCTTCCAAACGCAAGAAACCATCATTGAAAACCTTAACACGATGCTATTCGGTAACTCGACTGGTAACAGTGGAAAAGACTGGAATGGGCTTTCAGCCCTAATCGGTTTGGGTAACGATGACGGTTCTTCTGCGCTTGCAGGAATCGATGCTACTGATTCAGATAACTCATGGTGGAGATCATCAGTTACGAATCAGGGTGGCGCTCTCACTGTTGCTGCAATGGCTACTTTGTATAACAACGTGTCAGTTGGTAACGATCAACCAACAGTAATTATTACTGGTCAAGCTCAATATGAAGCTTATGAAGCTTTGCTTGACGGTCAAATTCGGTACACAGATACCGATATGGCTGACGGTGGGTTCCAGAACCTAATGTTCAAAGGTTGCCCAATAACCTTTGATGGCACACTTGCTGGTGAAGGAAAAATGTACTTCCTTAACACCAAGTACCTACAACTTGTTGCACATAGCGATGTTTGGTTCAAGCCAACACCGTTTGTACGACCAACTAACCAAGACTCCGTGTTCTCACAGATTCTTTGTTACGGTAACCTTACAACGAGCAACCGAGCTCGCCAAGGTTACATGTACGGTATCACACCAGCTTAGGCGCTTGATGGGTAGAGGTTTCGCAAACGCATATAAAGCAGGTTCTAGACCGTATGGTCAGCCAGGTAGCGGTAAGTCATTTCGTGAGAGTACTCCACGCCCTGAGGGTGTAGGGTCAAAACGAAATGTTCACCAAGTAGCTCCTACGCCTGTAGCGAAAGTGGAATCATCCCCTGAAACACCTAGATGCAGTTCGCTAACTCGAAGTGGGGACCCCTGTAAGGGGCGACCTGCTTCGGGTAGCGACCTGTGTAACTTTCACAGGAAGTAGCAATGCAGATTCAAGACATGAGAACCTACATTCGTGGGTTGCTCGACATCGACTCTTCAGACATATCTGATGATATTCTTAACCGCTTTATTGGTGAAGGCTATGACCAGGTTGTCTACTCTGAAAAGCGTTGGCCTTTCTATGAAGCAGAAGATACATTCCCGACTGTAGGGGGTACTTCTGACTATGATTTGAAATCTGCTGCTACGACCTTGGTAACTAACACTAGCGGCCTTAGGGACATAGCTGCTTTACGAACAGACGATCATGTCATAACGTATATAGGGCGTGATGACGGCGATGTTGTTTACCCTTTGGATTCCAATTCGTCAGGTGACTCTTATTACTGGTCTGATTGGGCAGAGAAAGTGCGGCTATATCCTACGCCATCTTCAGCTCAAACTATTTATGTTAGAGGGTATAAAAAGCCTACGGCGTTTGGTGTTGGTTCGGTAGATGGCACAGAACCAAGTGATTTCCCAGAACCTTTCCACATTCTATTTGCTACTTATGGAGCTGCTAGGGCATATGAACAACAAGAAGATCCGCAAATGGCTCAACAGTATTATGGGATTTTTACTAGGGAGCTCGACAACCTCAGAGCGAGACATATCGACGTTCCTACGCCTCAGCCGCTTGTCTTGAATAATCGTAACGTTTCACGGTGGCGATCACAAACTTATATGCCTAACCGTTTGCGTTACAGTTGGGAGTAGCGCATGGCCAAGCAAGGCTACAAAACGGAAGTTCTTGAAAGTTTCTCAGGAGGCTTAAACTTCCGCACTGACCAATTTAATTTAGAGCCAAATGAATCACCTGATTTGTTAAACGTCGATGTTGACCCACGTGGTGGAGTCAAATTACGTAACGGCGTTACAGCTATTAATGGAACTGCTTTAGGCGCTAATGTGGAAGGTATCGCTTCGTTTTTTACGGATGGCGGAACTTCTCAGATTATCGCTAATCATGGTACTGCTGTTGTGCATAGCACAGGTGGGAACTTTACTGCTATGACAGGTCAGACAGCGAGAACTGCTGGTTCTCGCATGTACGGCGTAACAATGAACAACGTGTTCTATGGTGTGTCAGGAGACAAAGTTTCATTTAAGTGGACTGGTACTGGCAGCGGCAGTGATCTAGGTACGGACATCGATGGAACTGCTGGTAATTTCCCTATAGCCCAGTATGTTACTTTTTGGAATAACTTTGCTTGGGTAGGAAAAACAAGAGAACCTACTACCTATCATAATTCTAGGGTTCGTTGGTCAAACGCTAATCAAGCTGAGAAATGGACTAACACAGACTATGTAGATGTAGATATAGGGGAACGTGGAGATGTTATTACAGGCATGGTTCCTCTTGCTGACCGTTTACTAATTTTTAAGAACAACAGTGTTCATGCTATTTATGGTTTCGATTCTGAATCATTCCAGTTAACTGCGTTATCAAGAGATGTGGGATCTGTCGAAAAATCTACTCCTGTTTCGACACCGTATGGTGTGTTCTTCTGGCATGGGCGCGAAGGCGTGTACTTGTATAACGGACAAGGATTTATTAACGTATTTGAAAAACTACGCCCAGCTATAGACAACGCAAGGATTAGTTTCACTACTCCTCCTCAGTTGGCTTGGTATGAGAATCGTTTGTATGTTTCTGTAGATATGTTGCAGTATTATAAATCTGGGACGCAGGCAACGAAACGCCATGTGTTTATTTATGATCCCAGTATTCAATCTTGGAGTTTGACAGACATAGATGCTGCAACTTTGCATGTGCATGCCCCTCCAGGGGGTACGCCGTTGCTGTTGGGTGCTTGTGATTCTACTTCAAGTCCTGACCATACTGGACGTGTTATTAAGTTAGAGCAGTCTACGTCTACTGATGCGTATGATGGTTCTACTGCTGCTCGTATTGAATCGCATTTTACGACTCCGTGGTTGTCTGGCAGAAATCCTATTACGAAGAAGCGTTGGGGTAGGCCGCAGGTGGTTATGGATGCTGCTGCTGCTTTAACAATGCAGGTCGAGGTTTACACGGATTATGACAAGGCTTCTTCTCGCAAAACAGTAGATATTAATATCGAGGGCCGTGAGTCGTCGTCTGTGTGGGATACTGCTACTTGGGGGTCTGCTGAGGGTACTGGCGATTCTAATTTAGGGGTTTGGGGTGCTGAATCAGCTAACAAGATAACTGATGTTGTTCGTGTACAGAGCCTTGGCAACGCCAAGTCTGTTGCGTTAAAAATTAATGGCCCTAGCCAATCAAGTAGCTGGGAAATTAATGGAATTATGTTTACCTACAAACCAAGGAGATTACGGTAATGACTCTTTCAGTCAATGACTTTACGGCAGGAACGGTTATTACTGCTTCTGCGATGAATACTAATTTTGCAACTATTGAGAACTATGTTAATAGTTCGCCTGGTATGGCTGGGCTTACTGGCGCTACGTTCACTGGTGCGGTGACGATAAATGCTGCTTTAGCTGTTTCTGGGGCTACAACGTATACCAGCACAGTTACTGTAGGTGTGTCAGGTACTGGCCATGATGTAATTTTACACGGCGATACCGCTGGAGATTATATGGCTTGGGATGCTGACACTAACAAGTTGCTTATTGTTGGTACAGCAGGTTCAACAGCGCTTGAGGTGCAGGAAGGTCACGTTGTTATCGACGATAACCTTACTGTTACTACTGGAACTACAGCTCTTAAAGTTACAAATATCGTTGGAGCGCTCACAGTAGGCGTTAGCGATACAGGCCATAACGTCTATTTCTACGGCGCTACGGCTAATAAGTATCTTAAATGGGACCAAGCTAACGACAGGTTGCAGCTTGGGGACTCAGGTGGTTCCAAAGGTTGCGACATCCTTGCTTACGGCGCTACTGACACAAAGCTCATGCAATGGGATGAAAGTGAAGATACTTTCAAAGTTGTAGGTGCTGTCGAAATTACAGGCGCTCTTTCAAAAAGCTCTGGATCTTTCGACATCGCCCACCCGACAAAGGGTGGAGATTGGCGCTTACGTCACTCATTCATTGAAGGCCCAACAGCCGACAATATCTACAGGGGAACAGTCACCATATCTGGTGATTCCGTAAGTGTCGATCTTGACGCTGTTTCTGAGATGACTGACGGAACTTGGGAGGCGCTAAACACTAACCCTTGGTCTATGGTTTCCAGTTCTGGCAATGCTGTTACTTGGTCTTTGTCTGGCAAAACATTGACGATAACTGGCCCTGATGGGGCCGTTTGTTCGTGGATGGTCATAGGCGAACGCAACGACAATGAAATGAAAGATAGCACTATTACTGACGATAACGGTAAATTAATTGTCGAATATGAATAAACGGATATGTAATGCCTAAAGATATTCAATACACCAAACTTCTAGGACCACAAGTCGAAATAACCATGACTAACGGCCCTGATTATGAGGGTACGTATGCTTCTGGCACTACTTACGCTGCTGGAGATGTCGTAACGTATAACAACTCTTCATATATCGCTAGACAAGCGACGACAGGCAACACTCCTGGCGATACTGCTTATTGGCAGACGTTAGCTTCGCAAGGTTCATCTGGTGGTACAGGCCCAACAGGGCCAACTGGACCTACAGGCCCAACAGGACCAAACGGCCCCACAGGACCAACAGGTCCAAGTGGGCCAACAGGAAGCGCAGGGCCACCTGGTCCGACTGGACCTACAGGTCCATCTGGCCCGACAGGTCCGACAGGTAGTACTGGTCCGACAGGTCCAGCAGGTTCTGATGGTAAGACGGTATTGAATGGTTCTGGTGATCCTTCTGGGCCTACTGGAGCTGATGGCGATTTTTATATTCAAACAAGCGACAATGAGATCTTTGGTCCCAAGTCGAGTGGTTCTTGGGGTTCAGGAACTTCTCTAGTTGGTCCCACTGGTCCCACAGGGCCGACAGGCCCGACTGGGCCGAACGGCCCCACAGGTCCGACTGGTCCCACAGGACCAACTGGGCCTGGCGGTACTGGACCTACTGGCCCCACTGGGCCTACTGGCCCTACAGGTAGCGCTGGTCCTCCTGGGCCTGACGGCCCTACTGGACCTACTGGTCCTAGTGGGCCTACTGGTGGCACTGGACCTACAGGTCCGACTGGCCCGACTGGGCCTACAGGCGCACAGATTCTTAATGGTAGTGGTGACCCTTCTGGTCCCACAGGTTCTAACGGTGACTTTTATATAGATACTGGGGATAACGAAATCTTTGGCCCTAAGTCAGGTTCTGGCTGGGGTTCTGGTACTTCGTTGGTAGGGCCGACTGGACCAAGCGGTCCGACTGGTCCTACAGGGCCGAGCGGACCTAGTGGTGGGACTGGTCCTACTGGGCCAACAGGCCCAACTGGACCTGATGGTCCTAATGGTCCTACTGGTCCTGCTGGCCCTCCTGGTCCGTCTGGTGGTACTGGTCCTTCTGGTCCAACTGGTCCTACAGGACCAACTGGACCTACTGGGCCGACTGGTCCTTCTGGTACTCCTGCTGGTTCAGATCATCAGGTGCAATGGAACGACGGTGGTAGCTTTGGGGCTGACGCTAATCTTACTTATGATGGCTCAACGTTAACCGCTAAGGCAGCGTTGACTGTTGGTGTTAATGACACTGGGCATGATGTAATTTTCTACGGAGCGACAGCCGACACTAGTTACTTTTGGTGGGATGAAAGCGACGACAGAATGGTGGTCAGTGGAAAGGTAGAATTTGTTGGCGACGGCGCTTGGAAAACGTGGACTCCAACATGGGGCAACGTGTCAATCGGAAATGCTACGGTGACTGCACAATATGTCCAACTTGACGAATGGGTATTCGTCAAATTAAAAGCCACGGCAGGTAGTTCGACTAGCTATTCATCAGGGTCTATGACGATTTCATTGCCAGTGGCAACGAATGGTGATACTGGCTACCAATGGTTAACCTGTGCGCTAGCCCCAGCAGGAGGAACGCTTTATGAAGGGCCAGTTCTGACTTCAGGGTCTACAGCGTACCCTTGCACAGAGGTTGCAAGTGGCACTTACGCTTCTTTGACGAATGCCAACGGTGGTACAAGTGTTCCAGCAGGATGGGGTACAAGTGCAATCATTTATATGAACGGATGGTAT